AGCTGCTGAAACTGTTCAAGCAGGAGCAAAACTATTTGTAGATACAAATAGTGGTGCTGTTACAATTACACTACCCGCATCACCTGCAGTTGGTGATGAAGTTCATTTTGTAGACTCAAGATATACGTTTGATTCAAATGCATTAACTGTTGGTAGAAATAGTTCTAAAATAGCCAATGCATCATCGGATTTAGTGGTTAATACTGAAGGTGCAGCTTTTGGACTAGTTTACTCTGGTTCAAACGTAGGATGGACTTTTACGGATAAATAATATGTCAAATTACGAAGCCACTAAATACAATTTTAATGGAAGTGATCTTACAGGTATTGAGGGTATTCCAACGGCAACAATTGTTCCATGGAGTTCCTCATCAGTGCCAACAGGTTTTTTAGAGTGTAATGGCGCTGCTGTATCAAGATCAACTTATTCTGCTTTATTTGCAGTTGTAGGGACTACATATGGAACAGGAGACGGGTCATCTACTTTTAATCTTCCTGATTTACAAGATAATGTAGCCATTGGAAAATCTCCTGGAAAAGCTTTAGCTTCTACGGGTGGAGCAAACACAGTTCAATCGACTGGAAACGTAGGTGGATCAACAGCGAATGCGACCTTATCAGAAGCACAACTTGCTTCACACGATCACCCATTTGAAGCAAGACAGAGAAACAACCCTAACCCTAACTTTTTATCGAGCAGTGGAGCGGGTTATCATACTCTTGGTGGCACTGCCACCACTGCAAACGCGGGATCAGGAAGTAGTCACTCTCACAACATGAGTGCTAATTTTACGGGGGACTCAACTTCTGTTTTACAACCGTATTTAACAGTGATATATATTATTAAAACTTAGGAGAAAAATTATGGCAGCTATAGGAAATTGGACAGTAGTGATGGATGATAAAAAAATTATTAAACAGTCAGGAGATGCAGCTGGTCCTTATGTTATAGACAACGATGAAGATTTTTGGAATCAATCTAAATTTTCAAATATTTGGGCAATTCAATATCAAACGAGTAATACTTCTGATGAGGTCGAGTACAGAGATACAACTCCTCACAGCTCTTATGATCCTGATACATTAGGTAATTTTCAAGATTTTATAGACAAATGGGACGCTGCACATTTATCTAAATTACAGTCTAATTGGGACGAAGATAATGTTGATGGAGAAACTGAACAGGAGAAAATTACTAGATTAGGAGCAAGACCCACTTCTTACTCTTCGTAATTTTTATATTATGTCAAATTATGAAGCTACTAAATATGATTATGACGGATCTAATATTACAGGTCTTGAACTAATACCAACGGCTACTATCGTGCCGTGGTCTAATTCTTCAGTGCCAAGTGGTTTTTTAGAATGTAATGGAGCAGCTGTTTCAAGATCAACTTACTCTGCATTATTTGCAGTTGTAGGCACAACTTATGGAACTGGCGATGGTTCGTCAACTTTTAATTTACCTGATCTTCAAGACAATGTGCCAGTTGGAAAATCACCATCAAAATCTTTAGCTTCTACAGGAGGAGCAAATACTGTTCAAACAACTGGAAATGTAGGTGGAGCGACAGCAAACGCTACTTTGTCAGAGGCACAACTTGCATCTCATGATCACCCAGTAGAAACAAGACAAAGAACTAATTCAAACCCTAATTTTTTATCAGGTAATAATGCTGGTTATCATACTCTTGGTGGTACCGCTACAACAGCTAATGCAGGTTCAGGTAGTAGTCACTCTCATAATATGAGTGCTAATTTTACAGGAGATTCAACTTCTGTTTTACAGCCATATTTAGCAGTAATATATATTATTAAAACTTAATATATTATTCTTCGTAATCCGTTACAAATAAAGTGGCTGTGTATCTTTTTACATCATCTTCTTTACGTGCGTGAGCAGAGTGGACCCAACTTGATGGAAATAAAACTGCTCTATTTTCTCTAAATCCAACGTGAATATCCAAAACAGATTTATCTTTTTCTTTATGATAAAAAACAGTTCCATTATTAACTGCAGTGCGCCCCTTTATCATAATTAATATATTTATCTTAGAGCCTGTGGGTACATCGTCATGTGGTATAAAAAAATCTAAATTTCTTAAATCAACACCAGAATCTTTGTAAGTTTCTTTTATTTTTATTTTAAATGTTTTTTCACATTGTTTTATAAAAGTTTTAAAAAGATTAGGATCTTGTGTTAAAACAAATCTGCTTCCGTAATGGTTTTCTTTAGTTTTTTCTGTGGTATCAGGTAGATATCTTGGTTCAAAACATAACTTAGTTGAAACATGATTTTGTATGTTTTTAAGTAAAACATCGTCAAAAAAATTGTCAATTATTTTTATCATGTAATTTTAAATAGGTTTTAAAGTCATCCAAGAAGTTAAAAGATATTTTTCATTTGATATTGGTGGATTACCTCTATGGAGATAAGGAAATCCAGCAGGCCAAATAACTATTCTTCCTTTTTTAGGTTTTACTCTTTTTGAAAAATGTAAAAATTCAGTTTCTCCTCCTTCTTTAACATCGTTTAAATACACTGACCATACAAAAGCTCTAGATTCCATTTCAAAACCTCTACTATGTTCTATGTGCCAAACATGATATCCTTGTGAGGGGAGAGTTTTTTGAATTTTCATAGATGAAAAATGAAAAGGCATATCTTCACCATAAGCAGATATTGCTCCTGTGTTTCGTAAATAATGTTTCCAAGCCATTTCAAAATTTACAATTAAAGTTTTTAAGTTGTCCCACCAAAACTCTATATTAGTGCCATTAGCAAAATACTGTTTATCTTGTTTTTTTAAAATAGATTGATTCTCTGACTGAACTCTATCTAATGTTTTACGAAATTTATTTTGTGTTTCAAAAAATTTAATAGCTTTGTCACATTCTTGTTTTGTAATAAAGTTATCATACACGCCAATAAAATTATCTATACCTACTACTTTTTTAGTCATTTGATTTTCTTCCTGTTGTTTTTAAAAAATTATCATAAGCATGGTCAGTGTTAGGACCATTTTTATTTACATAATGTAAAAATACTTGTGCCATCCCCTCACCCTCATAAGTGCCTGGTCTATGATGTTTTTGATCACAACCTGCGTATAACACTGCGTCTCCTTCTTCTAATTCAAAAGAAGTCCCTTCAACTACGATAGGCCACTCATCATATTTTTTTATGCAAGAAGTAATTGATATTTCACATGATGGTCTATCAGTGTGTTCAGATAAGGTTGCTCCAAAAATATAATATCTCCAATAAGCATATGTAGGAAATAATTTTAAATTAGATTCTACTTCAACTTTAGGTAATTTTATATCCAATAAAGAATTCATTAATGGGTCATTATACCATGACGGTGAGAATGATTGTGAATCTATTTTATAATCTTTATTTTGATCTACTTTATTATAACAATAATTTTGATACACTTTTAATTCATTTTTATCAAAAAAATTTTTAATTAATTTATAATTTATTGGAGCCATGCTACTACACTGTACCTCGTTCCTTCTGTGATTGGTGTTATGCCATGTGGATACATAAAATTACTTGGAAAAAATACAATAGATCCTTTTCCTAATTTTAATCTTTTGACCACATTATCTTTTTGATCTGTAAAAATTAAATCTCCTCCTTCATATTCATCATTTAAATTCATAATAATACTAAGATGTCTTGGTGAATTACTAAAGTGATCAGTATGTACTTCATATTTACCGCCAGGACTATATTTTAATAAATCTATTTGGTTTATTTTATCACTTTTCATTTTAGGAAATTTACCTTTATAATGAACATACGTTTTTTCTATTTCTTTTTTTATAAAGTTCCAATAAAATAAATTAGTAGGAGTTTCAAAATTTAAATGATATCCTTTTACATTTCTTACATCTTGATTTAAACCAGAAGAAACCATTAAATTTTTTGTCGATTTTTTATTTATCAAAGGTATGATTCTGTCCGTAAAATTTGAAGATAGTATATTTTTTAATTCTACAATTGATTCTAAATAATCCATTATGATACCTTTGTCTCCACATTATTTAAATTAAATGCATAACAAATTCTTTTTTCTTCTCTGTTCTCTGGTAAAACATAGTGGACTAAGTCATATGGAAAAATTAAAAAATCAAAAAGTTTTGGTTGGATATCAAAAGTCTCTCCGTCTTTTGTAAAAATAATATTGTTATTACCACTAGATAAATAATATACACCTGAAAATCTACCTGATTCTGTTGGATGACTGTGAGGGATATTATACGAGTTGTTGCCTAAAACATTTAACCAACCATAATCAATATAGCTATTGTTTATGTTCATAAAAGTTTTATTTAAAACTTCATTCATTTCTTTTTTACCATCAAAATCTTGATGAAATTGAAATCCATTTACACAAGAAATTAATTTTTTTTCAGTGTAATTTTTTTCTACAAAATCAATTATTTTTTTATGTAGAGTTAATTGAATAGGTAACTTACTATGTATTACTGGCACGGCAAATAAACGGTATGTATTTAGCATAAATAATTTATATCTTTATATTTCTCATGCTGCATATAACATAACTTGATAATTTTGTCTTGTAATAAATAGAAATTTGTGTATGATTTAGGTTCGGGAAACCAAATTATTCTCGCTTTCATTATATTCATAAGTATTATATAGTAGGTTATATGCTACAAAAGATAGGATTTCAACCAGGTATTAACAAACAAATAACTCCCACAGGAGCAGAGGGCCAATGGGTAGATTGTGATAATGTTAGATTCAGATATCAAATACCTGAAAAAATAGGTGGTTGGAATCAATTAGGAACTCAAAACGAAAATGAGCTTACAGGAGCTGGTCGAGGACTACATCATTATGTTAATAGTCTAGGTAGAAGATACGCTATCATAGGAACAAATAGAATTTTATATGCATACTCAGGAGGTGTATTTTATGACATACACCCTATTCAAACAACGACAACGCTTACAAACGCATTTACCACGACCAACGGATCACCAACTATAACTATAACTTTTTCAACTGGTCACAGTATGGCTCCTGGAGATATTATGCTTTTGGATAATTTCACGGCTATAACTAATTCTAACTTTGGTGCATCTGATTTTAATGATAAAAAATTTATGGTTGCTACAACACCAACAACAACCACTCTTACTATCACGATGCCGTCTAATGAAACAG